ATAGCGAGGTTTATCATAGCCAGATTGAAAAGATGGTTGAGCGCACGAACATCATGACTGGCAAGACTTTCATGGAAAGCGTCAACACTCCCTCCTACTGCTCGCCTTCGAGCGAATCGTATTGGAGCATGTGACATGAAAACGATTCAATACTGGCAGGTCTCTACTGAATATGATCGCAGTTCCACTCTTGTGGGTAACTTTGACTCGGAGACTGTAGCCCTTGAAGTCAAAGGCAAGGATATGTATCGCAGCGTTTACAAACAGACGCTGACCATTTTCGACAGTGTGGAAGACTTCGAAAACAACACTAGGGAAAAGATTCGTGAGCGGGCATTGGCTAAGCTCACGGTCGAAGAACGCAACGCTTTGGGATTTAAGTAAATGGCTGGCATTCTTTTTGAAACTGTCAACAAAAAGCGAATGATCGTGTTGGGTCTTTCGAAGGACTGGCACACACTTACGCCTTGGATGCACAAGGGTGAGATTATGCCGTATTTCGGAGTTCGCAAGAACATCAGTGACAGCGGTGATGTAGCATTTACTTACATGTATTTTGGACCGTTCTCTCTCGTAATCGGCAAATGGATTGGAAACTAACATGTCAGAAGAACTTGATTTGAAGTGGGGAACGCTTAAGGGCTGGAAGCTCAACGAAGGCAGTCCCGCGCATGTTCTTATGGAACAGTATCTTAATGAAGGGTCATCTATGTCTGCGATGCTTCAACGTGATACTGAAAACCAAAAGCGTCTGATTCTTGAAATCATTGATGCCGTTGACACTGACCAAATCTATCTTGATTGGGACGGAAAGTATGTCAGCAAGGACGAAGCCAAAGAATACGTCTTGAACTACGATAAGGACCGCTAAAATGTATAGCGACGAACAGTGGCCGCCGATCGAGGGTAACCCCAATGATTACGGAATGACCCCTGTTTTTCTTTTTTGCTTGACAGCTATTGTAATTGGTGTTATGATTGCTAGGTTCTTTTGAGAAGGAGTAGTAAGATGGATATCGACCGCGCAACTCGCATCGTCAACAAGATGGTGAAGGAACGCTATTCCACGGTTGACAAGGTTCTCGCAGAATTTCTCAAGTACAATAAGAATGGTGAATGCCAGCATTTCTGGCCCGATGAAAACACTGCTTGCAAGATGCTGATTGCGCGTAGGGTATCAAAGTGATCATTAAAATCAAAGGTATTACTAATCACGGTAAGAATCGCATTCGTGAACATGGCGAAGAGTGGCGAGTGATTGAACCTATGGTCACTCCTAAGCCTGCACAGCTTTTCATTGAAAGCGTTAAGACCGGTGATCGCCGGTGGCTAAATCACAACTTTGAGATTGTGCAATGATGCACTATACCATTCCCGGCGGGGCTACGCGAAACTATAGTAACACAAAGGAAAGTGAAATGAATACTATTTCTAATATTGTTGGCGTTGCAGTTATTGCGATCATCGCCATTTTTGTTCTCGGACTTCTGTTCGCTCTGCCCGTGATGTGGCTGTGGAACGGCTGTCTCGTGGACGCAGTTTCGGGTCTGCATCAGATTGGATGGTTGCAGGCTTGGGGTATCAACATTCTGTGTGGTATCTTGTTCAAGTCATCCAACACTAACAAGGGTAACTAATAATGTTTAAGGTAATTACGCTAAGCGTTCTCGGGTTTCTTGCTCTTCTGGCAGTGGGCTTTGGATTGGACTATCTCGGCTATGCTGAGTATGGGTTCTTTGCTCCAAAGTATCGCGCTGTTGACAGCAAGGTATTCCACGAGTCGGAACAGTACAATGAAGGCATGGTCCGCGATCTTACTGAACTCCAGCGTCAGTATGTGACTTCTGATGAAGCGGGTAAGGAAGCTTTGAAGCCGCTTATTCGTCATCGTTTCGAAGTCTATCCGGAAGACAAGATGCCGGCTGATCTTCGCAACTTCTACGACTCCATCAAGTAAGGAAAAGTAGCATGAACAAGGTTCTTGTTATCGCTGCTCTGGCAACATCGGTTGCACTGAGCGCATGTGCTCCTACTGAACGTCAACCTACTGCCGATGAGATTCAGAACCGGAAGCAGGAGGAAATGTCGAAGCAGGGCGTCGAATCTGTCGGTCTTCCTGCTATCAAGAACTTCCAAGAGAAGCGATTGATGAAGGACATTCTTGAAATGCGTGACGATCCCAAGTTGGCTACGTACACGTATACACAGGACATGAACGGGCATGTCCACAAGATTTGTAACTCTATCGGTTACGGTCTGCCGTACGCGACTCAGTACACTTCTCCACAGAAGGAATCGGATCACAGCTATCAACTGGCTTTGCCTCAGGCTGATCCGAATGGTCTCTATAGTCCAGTAAGTGCAGATGGCACTTGGGTACTCTGCAAGGTTCCTGGCACGGACAAGTTGGAACCCCAGTACATTGAACCTCATATTCTTGTCACTACTTTTCCTCTCTCTAATTAAGGAATAATACCATGAATAAAATTACTATTTTTACTGCTCTTGCTGCTACCTTTGCTCTTGCTGGGTGCGAAGCTCCTGTTCCGACTTCGGATCAGATTCAGAATGCCAAGCAGGAAGAACTGAGCAAGCAGGGTGTCGAGTCTGTTGGGCTTCCGGCTATTCATAACTTTCAGGAAAAGCGCCTGATGAAGGACATTCTTGAACTTCGTGATCAGCCGAATCTCGTGACCTACTCATACATTCTTGACCTCAACGGGCATACGCACAAGGTCTGTGACTCAATCGGGTACGGTCTTCCGTATGCTACGCAGTATACCAATCCTCAGCGAGTTGCTCATTTGTACCAGCATGACGGTATCGCGGCTATTCCTCAGGCTGACCCGAACGGCTTGTTCAGTCCTACTGCTGCTGATGGCACTTGGGTACTCTGCAAGGTTCCTGGCAAGGATGATGTGAAGCCTCTTTACGTTGAACCTCACGTAATTGTTTCGCCCTTCCCGCTTTCGATGTAAATAAGATAGTTGGGGTGTGTTTATCACACCCCAACTTTAGTAAGGAATAAAAATGAGATTTAGTGTTATTCTACCTACACGAGGTAGAAAAGAACCCCTTTTGAAGTCTATTCAAAGTCTACTTGATCAAGCTGATGAGCCTGATCAGGTTGAAATTTTATTGGGAATGGACAATGACGATTTGGATACTGTAGAGTATGTAAAGTCTGTCATCCTTCCTATGTACCCTAACGTAAAGCTTTATATGTACCCTCCATATGGGTATGGTAAGCTCAACGTATACGCAAATTCTCTTGCTGCCCTGAGTACAGGTCATTGGTTGATGCTGTGGAACGATGATGCGTTAATTCAGAACAAGAGTTGGGATACCATCATTGATGGATACGATAGTCATCCCATGCCCCTGCTACGAATGCCAGTCATGTACATGAGCCACCCATTCGCACTTTTCCCTATCGTAAAGCGCAAGTGGTTTGAAATTGTAGGAACTCTAAGTTCATACGTACACATTGATCGTTTCATCTACAACGTCAACAGCAACATTGATTGGAATCGAAAGCATCTTTGGGTGGTAGACGTTCCCGTAACCGTGTTGCATGATCGTTATGACCTTACTGGAAATAACAATGATGATACCTTCCAGAAGGCAATTCAGAACTATCAAGAAGGTGAGCCGGAAAATCCATTGTCAGATGACTATCCGCCTGCTTTCACTTCTGTTTTGACTGCGACCAACAAGCTCATTCACTATATCAACTCCGAGTTGGGCGGTAATATGCGACTGCTGGATATTCAAAGTTTGCCCCCAGTAGAAAAGGTTGTCACTCAAAGTCACGGAGCGCATTAATGCGCTACGAGTTGCGTCAATGGTCTGACTCTGAACATACTAGCTACAGCGTTGTAGCTAGGTCAGATACCAAAGAATCCTTGCAATCCATAATCAATCGTCCGTCTACTCCGAACGAGAAGTATTATCGATTCTTTATTGTGGATACCGAGTCCGAAGAAAAACATTGACTTTTCCATCCTTTTAATGCATAGTGAATCATCAGTTATCTTATGGAGATGCGAAATGAATCGTGTTGTTGAGAATGGAAAAGTTGCTGTTTTAGTTTCGCCGGGCTACGGTGCAGGATGGTATACGTGGCACGATAATGAGAATTTGCTCTTTGATCCGGTCATTGTGGAAATGGTTCGCAATGATCGTAAAGACGAAATTGAATCGTATGTCGCTCGTGCCTACCCTGATGAGGGTATCTACTGCGGTGGAGCGGAACAACTACAGATTGAGTGGGTACCCATTGGTTCGGAATTTCGTGTCGATGAGTACGATGGTGCTGAATCTATTGTTTTTGCAGAACATGAATATTGGATCGTTGCATAATGTTTGGATGGTTTAAAAAGTCTGCACAAGTTGTGGAATCAAAAAAGGTAATGCTACATGGACATGACTTGTCTAAGTGGCATTACTTAGGTTACACTTGCTGCAAGTGGACTGATGATAACAAAAAGATTGTTGATAAGAACTTGGTCTTCTTATTCTGCGACAAGCGCAATGAAAAGATTCGTTCTTATCACATTGATAACGACACTCGTGGTTCTTGTGAAAAGTATCATACTTTTATTAGTTCTCACATTAAGCCTTGGGCAGCAGGTGAGGGTGAACTTTGGCGCATGATCAGCAGTGATGAATACAACAAAGTATCTGATTATCTAAAAGGATATATGTTTGAAAAGTTTCATCATGAATGGGATAACGAATCGAAATGGTGGAAGCGCAGCACGAAGCCTGTGCCTGCTAAGAATCCAAATGAACCCGAAGTAGTAAAAGTAGAGTTTGGAAAGTAAAATGCAAATCGCAATCGCAGATACAGATGGTCGTGTTAATCTCTGGTGTGATGTTACTAGCATCAACGAAGATGGTTCCATTAACTTTTACGTACTTAATGGCGCCTGGGATGGTAGGTACCACAATGGACAGGTCTTTGTAGAGTACACTAAGGCAACCTATCCCGGTATGCTTGTATGGGTCGGTAATGCTCCCGGCGACTACAACCACGCTATTCATTGGATTCAAGATCAGATTGACGATCCTGACTATGTAATGACGCCGCCCGAGCAATATGTTGAACCTGTACAGGAAGAAGATGAAGAATGGGATGACGTTCCTTTCTGAGCGAGGTTTATATGACTAAGATCATTCATGTTAATCGGCAACACATTGCCATGAATGCCAAAGATGGCAAGAACCGGCCCGTGTACACTATCAAAGATAGCGGAAAAACTCGCTATGCTCGTGAAGTTGTCATCGATGGCCCGTCTAAACTGGTATACAATAGTACTCAGTTGAGTTGCGGCGCTCGTGCATGGATTGAAACTGATGCAGAACTTCAACTTGTTGATGAAATGACTTTTAAGGAAGCAAGAAACTATGAAGATTAAATATCATTTACTGGGCAAGGCATTGCTGGATGCAACCGCATTGATTGGTGGTATATTTTTGATATTAGGAGCATTTGTTGGCATTGTCTTAGCAATCATTTGGTCAGCGATTCATATCGGATTATTAATTCTTCCAGTATGGATTTTCTTTCTACTAGTCATCGGATTCACTATTGTTTTTTACGTTGATCTTCACAAAGATTTTATGGAAGAACAGAAGAAAATTGTAGATACACTTCGTCGGTAAAATTTTACAATTTTTAGGATGACATTTGATATTTTTGGGTGTACAGTGAACCTGTAAATCACAAAAAGGTCATTACAATGCTTACTGTAGGTAACTCGGTCACTATCAAAGTTCGCAACGCTCTGTATGATGTGCGTGATCGCTACGCTAACGGCTGGGTCGGCCCCGAGTTCAATGAGTATACCGGTACCGTTGTTCACGAAAATTGGTATGGTCCCGAGCGCATCGGAATTACTTCTGACGTTCGGGGCCATCCTGTTCGTGTAATTGACCGGGTGCGGATTGTTGAAATCGGCGGGGCGAAGTTTACACATGAGAATGCCAAGCCTGTCCGTGAAACTATTGTTGTTAGCGGTTCTAAGGGCAATTCGTACATTGTCACTAAGGATAATGGTAAGGTAAGCTGTTCGTGCCCTGGTTTCGGTTTTCGTAAGACTTGTAAACACGTTCAAGAAGTGATACAATAAGATTATGATTGAAGACGAAGCCAAGAGTAAATGGTGCCCACATGTTCGCTCGTATTCCGGTGGGTGGAACGCAGATAGCTCACACAGGATTCCCACTGTTGCTAGGTGTATAGGATCAGATTGTATGGCGTGGCGTTGGGTTCAAGACGAGTTGACAACATTCATTGCCAATGATAAGACAGTCGTGACACCGAGTGAACATGGTTACTGCGGTCTAGCTGGGAAACTGTAAAATGACAATGCATCTTTTGGGGCCTGCTTTTTCGACGCTTAACACTGTAAAGCGCAAGAAGAAGATTTCTGACAGCCAATATCACAAGTTTGCTATGGAGCTTAATGCATACAACAAGCAGATGAAGAAGTATGGTCTCAAGCCCAAGACGCTTGACGAATACATTGCTTATCGTCAGGGCAAGCACACGCCCCAGATTAAGGGCGGGGTCAAGGATCCTATGAAGGCTACTACTCTTCTCCGTGAGAGTCCTACTGTTCCTTCCGGTGATGGTGTCGGTACCACTTACGCTCGTAAGGAAAAGGTTTACACTGGTACGCTGGTTACCGGTATCGCAACTATGCACAAGTCTAACGCTGTTCCTGTTATCAATCAGGAACAGGCTGAGGAAATTGCCCGCATGAGGAGGGGATAATGGCAAACGCAGCAGAAAAAGAAAATACCTTTCGCAAACTGAATGAGCAGCCATTACTTGCTACTAGGTGGCTGTGCAAATTTGGTTGGCATCGTTGGACCAAGTACGGTGAACTTCGCAAAGAACGGCGAGGGGTGTACGATTGCCTTGTGCAATATCGTGGTTGCGATTGCTGTGGCAAAATTCAGCAGAATGTTGTCAATAGGGCTTGACAATCTATCAATTTACTTCTATAGTCTCGCTATTGATCTAAAATAGGTGATGTATGATTCCCGAAGAGCATAAGGCAAGTATTATTACGAGTGGTATTGCATTTCTTCGTTCCATTACCGATGCCTATGGCAGTGACGAAGGTATGAAACTTTGGGACTCCATTGCCAATACCCTTGATCCCGCAGTGAAAGGTGAAATCTTTTTCGCAATGCTGCGCGGTGAATATCAGGATCATATCACCCTCAAGGGCGTGGGATATAATGCTAATGCATCTAAGATCACTGCAATCAAAGAGATTCGCGGTGTGTCTGGACTTGGGCTGCTGGAGGCAAAGCAGGNATATGAAACTGCCGAACAGGGAATTCCGGTCAAGATTCCTTGTTCTCCCGATAAAATCGGAGCAGCGATTGCCGCCCTTCGTTATGCTGGAATGGTGATATGAAACACCACGTTCGTCTTACGTCTGAACAATGGCATAAAATGTATGAACGAGTGCCGGTCTATGCTGGCTTTGACAAGTTTTACGAATGTGAAACTGATGAAATCAAATGCTTGAACACTGACGGAACTGATCACTATCTTGTGTTTGAAACTGAACAAGATGCAATCATGTGGACATTGAAGTATCTATGACAAAGCCTTTGAAATACAAAATCGTTCGGCGGGGCCAGAAGTATTGTGTTCGTGTTAAGGGCAAACTTAATACTACTGATACTTTTCGCTATTGCTATGATCGCAAGATGAGCTATCATATTAGGCAACCTTGGCTAAGGCAGAATCCTAATTGGGATTTTGACTTCATCTTTGACAAGGAATATGAAGTTACTGCATTTATTATGGGATATTTGGCATGATTATCTACAAGATTCGTCACAAAGAAACTGGAAAGTTTTTGAAGGGGACTCCTACATATCATAGCTATGATAATGATGGGCGCATCTTCCAAACTTTGGGTAAGCTTCGGTCTTTTCTTACCGCCATTTTGAAATACGAGCATACTCGTGGACGAGTTGCAGTCTGGGACATCATTGAATATGAACTGACTGAAAATAGCGTCAAGGGTGTTCATGAAGTTATCAAGCCCGAGCAACTTATCAAGATGTTGAAGGCGTAGACATGACTGAATGGCAACCCATTGATACCGCTCCGCGAGACGGAACCGAAATAATCTGCTGGCCCGGACTAAGAACAGGCGATTGTCCTGTAGTGGGCGCATGGTTGAACACGAGGGGCGGTCCGTGCTGGTATGATCTTGCTGTAGGACATCACAACGGGTACTGGAAACCCACACATTGGATGCCGATGCCCGATCCTCCCTCTTTGGAAAACAATCATGAATGAACCATATGACTTAAACGGGAAGGCATATATGGACCTTCCTAACCGTCTTGAAAAACAGGCTCAAAATGTTGAGAAAGATGGGTGGCTTAATGCTGCCCGTCTTATGCGTAATGCTGCCCTTATCCTGCGTGAACTGCACGATAGCGGTGTCATTAAACTTGATTTACACGAGGATTAAGATGACTGAAAACAAATACAAAGTTGCACTGGAAAAACTGATTTCAGTTCTTGACAGTTGCCCACAATTTGAATCCGGCGCTGGCGGAATGTCCATTGAGGCACAGATTCGTAGAACCTTTATTAATCGTGTTCCTGCTATGGCAGTAGAAGATGCACGTAATGTTTTGTTGGGTATTGATGATTATGAGTCCTGAACTTGATCAACATATTAGAGAGAAGTATCCACTTATCTTTCAGAACGCCTGCGAAATGAGTGTAGGTGACGGATGGTTTGACATCATTGACGCTCTTTGCGCTAACATTCAAGGTCACATTAATAATGTTGAAAAGGGGAGGGAGTATACAATCAAGTGGAATGAAGAGGTAAACGATCCTAATTACGACTGGACTGATAGATCATTTTTCAAGCGTGAAGAAAGAAATGTCCCTGAACTTGTTGAGCAAGTTGTAGCTACTCAAATTAAGGAAAAGTTCGGTACTCTGCGCTTCTATTATATTGGTGGTGACGATTATATTCGGGGACTAGAGGCTATGGCAGATTCAATGTCTGCTGTAATCTGTGAGGATTGCGGCTGCCCCGGAAAAAGCCGTAGTACTGAAAAGAGACGCTGGATAAGGGTACTGTGCGATAAACACGCACATGAACAAGGTTATTTTGAAGACACCGAGTTTGATGATACCTAAAATCATTCACCAAATTGCTCCTGCGAACAAAGACATTTGGCACGTTATGTGGCGCAAGTGCTATGAATCTTGGCAGGAGCATTTTACTGATTATGAGTTTAAGTTATGGGATGATGATCAGGAGCTTGATGACTTTGTAAAGACCAAGTATCCTGATCTTTATCAAACATACTTGTCTTGTCCCATTCACATTATCAAGATAGATTTTGCTCGTTTACTGATTCTAAACTATTATGGCGGCATGTATGTAGACATGGACATGTACTGCTATAAAGACTTCACAACCGACTTGAACAATCAAATCTGCTTGATTGGCAGCCCATGGCGCAATGAACAGATAAACAACTGTCTAATGGCAGGAATACCTGATCATGATTTTTGGAAAAGTCATATCAATGATGTGAAGGCTAACATAGATACAATAGATCACCAAAAGCTGTTTACAGTAGATGGTGTAGAAGATGTTAATATCAGTAACGATGAAGTCTTACGCATCTCCGGACCATATGCATTATTGAATAGCTATAACAACTATCCTAATAAGAGTGAGATTACTATCTTACCCAGTGAGGAATTTCAGCAGGATTGGCTGTACTATGGACCTGAAATTAAGACTCGTCATTTTATGACAGGCAGATGGGGTCGAGAGTATTACGAAGTTCTTCAACGCCGACACAAGGAAGCTTTCCCGCAGCTAACCGAGAAAGAATATGAAGTCATAGAGTTCTATGGGTTTAGGCAAATCAATATGGATAACTTTGATTTCAGAACGGACTACAGCACTTGACATCGTTGCATAATAGTGTATAATAGCAAAATGAAAATTGCACTAGCCTCTGATCTCCATTTGGAGTTTGAAACAATTACGCTTCCTAACACAGAGGGAGCGAAGGTACTGATCCTAAGTGGTGATATTTGTGTGGCGCATTCGTTGCATGATCATCCTATTGATAAGCCCATTCCTGCCGATGCTATGAAGCCGGGACGTAATCAAGGTGCTGCGGTGAGGTTCCGTGAGTTCTTTAACCACGTGAACAGTGAATACGATCATGTGGTATACATTGCAGGTAACCATGAGTTCTATCATGGGCGTTTCCCGGACGCATATGATTGGCTTCGCACCGAGATTGCAAACTACAGTAACATTCATTTTCTTGATAATGAACACATTGAGATTGATGGTGTAACTTTTGTGGGTGGTACCCTTTGGACAAACATGAACAAGGGCGATCCTACGACGATGCAAATCATCGAAGGAATGATGAATGACTTTAGAATCATTCGCAACAGCAAACGCAACTATGCTAAGTTCAGTCCTCTGGACTCTGTAGTCCATCACCGGGCTACTATGAGTTATATCCAAAGCGTAGTTGATAGCGATACCACAAAGAAATATGTCGTGGTCGGTCATCATGCTCCTACTCCACTGAGCATTCATGAAAAGTACAAGAAAGAGTACTATATGAATGGTGGATATCACAGTGACCTTTCTGAGTTCATCTTAGATCGGCCCCATATTGTTCTCTGGACTCACGGGCATATGCATGATCCATTTGACTATATGATGGGTGAGACTCGCATCGTGTGCAATCCTCGCGGATACAAGGGGCACGATCCTCAAGCCAATCTGTTCCAGTTGAAGTTTTTGGACATCTAACAATTGCTTTCTATTGTAAATAGTTTGATATATAAAGTAAGGAGATTGCAAAATGCAGATTATCGCTTCATTCATTACTAATTTGATCCTGTTTATCGCTGGGATGATAATTGGTGCAAGGATAGTGATGAACGCTGTCAATCAGCGACAAAAGAAGAATGATCGTAATGATGTTCTTCCTGTCTGCTTTGCGGAATATCTGGAAGGTAGTTATTACCTATACGCAGAGAATTCCAATAAGTTTCTGTGCCAGTCTCCTACTATTGAAGGTCTTGCTAAGAATCTTCGAGAAAACAAGAAGATCGATATTGCATTTGTGATTGCAAAGGGCGGTGATCATGAAATGTTTTGGTTTGCAGGCGGCGAAGCTAGACCTGCTGATCTTGCAGGATTGCAGGCTTTGTCTAGTGAGGCGAAATGAAGGTTAACTTAAGCAAATACCATAAAGGTCCCGCTCAACGTTCCATCGACGTTCAGATTGATTCTTATGACACTTGGGGTCTTGATCAGACTCTTGCACTGATTATTCTTCCCGCACTTATCCAACTCAAGCACACCAAGAATGGTCTCCCAAGCGAGTTCTGCGGTGGAATTGGAAGCGACATGGATCGCAACTATTGCTTTGACTTTATCAAAGAGGACGAAAATAGAGTCTTTGATAAAAAATGTGAAAAGTGGGATGAAGTATTTGACAAGATGATCTGGACTTTTCAACAGATTGTCGATGATGAGTCTGAAAACAAATACTTTCACGGTAAGCCAGACTATAGTTTTGAAAAGAGTGATATCATTTACAATAATCCTCTCACTGGAAAAGCAGAAGAAACTTACGAACTTGTGGACAAAAATCCAGGAGAACACTGGTATGATGGTGTTGGCCAAATGATACATAACGAACGCATTCAAGAAGGGCTTGAATTGTTCGGAAAACATTATCGCTCATTATGGGACTAAAAATGGAAATTCAACCTAAAGATATAAGTCGCGGACATTTCTATGTCAGCATAGCCAAGAGCATGTTGCGTATCGGTGCAAGCCTTGCATTGATGATGATGCCAGGGGTGTTTGAAATTGCAGGTTGCTTACTCTTTGCAGCAGAACTGTTGGGAATTCTAGAGGAGCTAGTGTAATCATGAAAAATGTCCGAGATATGGTAAAGGCAGAAAATGAAGCCTAAGTTCATCGATTACTTCATGAAGTTTGCTGAGCTTACCAGCACACTTAGTTATGCAAAGCGTTTACAAGTTGGTTCAGTCATCGTAAAGAATGACCAAATCATTGGCACCGGCTATAATGGTATGCCAAGTGGTTGGGATAACGATTGTGAATTTAAAGTTTGGGATAATGGAGCAGGGGGATGGCTTTCTGTTGAAGAGTTTGAATCCCAGTATCCATATGAAACGTGGAATGAGCAGGCTGGCCGCAATGTTCGATATGGATTAAAGACTCGCCCTGAGGTCCTGCATTCAGAAATGAATGCACTGATGAAGGTTGCACAGTCTACCGAATCCACGAAGAATGCCACACTTTTTTGCACTCATGCTCCCTGCATTGATTGTGCTAAAGCAATATACCAAGCAGGCATCACTACAGTTTATTATAAGGAAGACTATAGATCAACCGATGGTTTGGAATTTTTGCGAAGGTCAGGTGTTAATGTCCATCAATATACCGAACGCACATAGAGCAAACATCACTGTACAGTTTGGGCAACTACAACCTATTCTACAATGGTGCGAACGAAACTGTACCAGTGAATGGCGGTTTATGGAAGACATTAATGATCAGTATAACGGATTCGAGTTTTTCTTTGAATCCGAAAGAGACTATGTAGCTTTTTTGATTTGGAAAAAATAATGAAGTTTTTGATATTCAACCGAGAATCTGATAACTTTGATGACATTCTACAAGATGTCAAGACGCATAAGATACGCTTCAAGCTACGTTTTCTCAATCACCTTATTTTGGGGTTTGATAATAAAACTGAAAAAGAACAATCCCTATTCACATTGAAGTACGGGGACGACATGATTGACTTTGGTCATATCGTCCCCGATCGTTCTCCAGTAATGTACAGAGATTATATTCCTATTAGGAAGTGATTGTGGTTAAAACCACATGAAAAGACCTTCGCTCATCAATACGATACCGATTGCCGCGACAGCAAAGCTGCCCCAAAATAGATACATACTGACTGCAAGAATACTTGCTGAAAGTACAACAATGCTCAACTGAAATGCAGTACTTGCATAGCTGATCCAAGGACTGCTCTTTTTGGCAGCGTCCCGATCAGCTTCCAGTTTCTTTGCAGTTGCATATAGTTCTTTCTTGCCTTCTTTACCGTCTTCATAACTGGCAGCCTTTGCTTTCCATTCCTCAGCTAAAGCTGGATTCTTGGTCTGTTCAGCAGCCAATTCATACTCGGTTTGCTTGATGCTCTTTGCTTGATAGAAGTTCCAAACATCATTGGCTTTGATCGTATTGTTCATTATAGTTGAACTCAATGAACCACCAATAAAGGTATTGACCGCTAGCAATAATGCGAAGAAGTTGATAACTAATCCGGCTTTATCCTTGATCTTTGCTTCCTTTTCGGAACGTGATAGTGGTTTTGGTGCTTCTGACATGTTGTTTCCTTATTATTATCAGTCACTATTTATCGTTTTTGCTTGCTTTTTACCTGACCCTATGCTATAAATACAAAGTATGAAGATAACTGAACTCTTTGAAGATGTCCAAAAAGGCAAACCCATAGTCTATGTGGACATGGATGGAGTCGTAGCTGACTTGTATAGTCATGCTGCTGAACTCAGCAACGTTGACCACTACAATGACATGACCGATAAACAGTGGGATCAATTCTTCAAAGATTCCAATGCATATGAACTGTTTCGAGACATTAAGCCATTTTCGACTGCAAACAAACTGCTTGAACTTGTAAAGAAGTATGCAGGTGGCTATACTATTCTTAGTAGCCCATTGAGTTTTGATAAGGCAGGTAGCATCAGAGGCAAGTCGGAATGGCTAAAGAAGCACATTACCGTTAAGCCTGATAACGTAATTTTTGAGCATGACAAGTACAAGTATGCTGTTCAGCCTGATGGCACTCCCAATATATTGATTGACGATTACGGTGTCAACACTCGTGCGTGGAATGAACACGGTGGAGTTGCTTGCAAGTATCAAGCTGACGAAGATTCTCTGGATAAGGTGGTAGCAGTTCTACAAAAGGTCTTCGAAAAAGATAAATAATAATATATTTCGGAGATTATAATGGATACCAGAGACTTATACAAGCTTATTCGCGGCATGGAAGAAAACCATGAAAGCGAAGACATCAAACTTCATGACAGTTTCGACATTGAGTTGAATGAAAACTTTGTCATTGAGACCGGTGTTGTTGGCTTCACCGAAGACGGCGGTGTTATTCTTCACCTTGATGAAGACGCACTTGAGTTTCTAGGATTTCATGGTGTCCTTAACGAATCTGAACAAGTTGATGAATATATGAAGCTCGGTGGCGGTGGTGACGCTGCTGAAGGTGGAACTCGTGTAATGGGTGAAGACCTAAATGAAACTTATACCAGCGAAGAATCACCAGTTTATAACGCGGTTCTTAACCGTATCACTCGTCAACACTTAGACCTACTTAGTAAGTATGGCCCTGCTGCTGTTATGTCCGCAGTTGAAGATGTAGCGCACGATGTAGGCGGTGTTGACGAAATTGGTTCAAGCGATGTTAGCATTTGGACTCGCCGGGCAATCGAATATTTAGAAGCCGGTCACTATGATCATCTTAAGGAAGAAGACGAACTTAAAGAAATTAAAAGACTTGCGTACGGCAGTAAGAAGACTGACTGCCCTGTTTGTCACGGAACCGGTGGGCACGATAAGTTAACTGTCAGGGATGGACATCACACTGTTCCTTGCAGAACTTGCAAGGGCACCGGTGAAGTTGACTCAGATGAAGACAACGAACTTGATGAAGGTCTCGGAAAGATGCTTCTAGGTGGTGCTGCACTCATTGCTGCTATTACTGGTATCAACAAGTACGAAGCCAATCAGATGATGAAGAATGATCCTCAGCTTGCTAAGCTGGCTCACTTCCGTGAAGTCGCACAGCAAAAGGGCGATGAAGCTAAGGTTCAGGAACTCGATGACAGAATCAGACAGACAATGGATCACTTGTCAGTAACCGGTGACGAAGTTCGTGACGAAATGGGTCGTCCAGTAGATCCTCAATACGAAAGTGTTGAAATGGACGAAGCTGAATATCATGGTCGTAAAGTTCCTCTTGGTAAGCCAATGCAGGGCGATGTTAAGAAGTCGAAGGTCTATGTTCGTAAGCCAAATGGCAAGGTCGTAAAGGTTAACTTTGGCGACAAGAACATGCGTATCAAGAAGAACAGCCCAGGACACCGTAAGAGTTTCCGCGCTCGTCACCATTGCGAAAACCCTGGCCCTCGCTGGAAGGCCAGATATTGGTCATGCAGAGCTTGGTAAAAACTGTACAATCGCAGTCTAGAGAATAAATAGCAATATGAACAATAACCCTTCATCTACCCCAAAAGAAGCTAGAGGTGGAACATTTTCTTCCGCTGATATTCCGCTCATCAAAGCGGCATTACATGCATATGTGAAGACCATAGATTCAGAACACCCAGACGTATCTAAAGCTGCACATCTTCTACATCGTTTGGGTCGTATTTTGTAATATTATGGCAATTTAAATGCCCGCAAAATCCAAAAGAAGTAAGACAAGGTATGAGGTTATCACCCAGGAGGATTCCAACGGTGATATGATCATACCTGTTCCTATTCCACTCCTAAAATATCTAGGATGGAAAGAGGGCGATGATGTTGAAATTGGCGTGGACGAACGCGGCGAACTATTTTTGAAGAAAGCAAATAAATGACCGATGATACTACTAATGACATTTATGAATTAACTGATGATCAAGAATTAGCTACTGATCTTGGTGCGGCATATAATTATTCAGCTACCTCAGCGTTAACGGGCGGGAATTCGTTTAACTACACTAGTGTATTACCTAATGTTACTGCAATTTTGTCCTCGTCACTGGGGACGGGCGGTGCCGGGGCGACCTATACTACTGGTGCGGGGTTGGGAACAGTTTTCCCTGCCGGATCAATTACGGCAGGAGCAGGAACATCCACCTGGACTTATAACAATACCATCACCGGTACTGCATCTCCGTACGCTCAGCACATCTCAACTAACGGATATGTGTATCCAAATACTATTACATCTGGACATACATTACAAGTTAATGGTGATGCTAGAATTGATGGTAGTCTTACGGTTAAAGGTGTAAATCTGTCTGAAAGATTGGACCAGATTGAACAGCGTTTGGGTATCCTACGCCCAAACAACGATTTAGAAGGAAAGTGGGAACAACTAAAAGCTCTCGGTGATCAGTACCGTCAGCTTGAAAAAGAAATCCTAGAGAAGGAATCGATGTGGGATATTTTAAAGAAGTAATAATGAGTTATGGCTAAAGACGGTACAATTAAGTTAGAAGGAGAAGTAGTAGATGTGTTACCAAATACGACTTTTCGAGTTAAACTAGAAAACGGTTTAGTTATTCTTGCATATTTGGCAGGAAAAATGCGTCAGCACGAAATACGAATTTTATTGAGTGATAAGGTTGATGTTGAAATCAGCCCTTATGATGTTTCAAGAGGAAGAATCGTAAGGCGCAAGTAATCTTTTGATATCCTAAATCATTTCATCGCATTTGAATAAATAGAAGATGCGTGAATATATTACCTTACTTGAAGCCAAATCTAAGCCTCAAGACATAGAAATCATACCATTGAACTTCACGGAGCGTGAAGTTTCTCCAGTTATGGGGAAGGACACCCTTGACCTTCATTATAACAAGTTGGCTAAGGGATATGCTCAACGCTACAACGATAATGAAGGTGACTCTGACTTCAACTATGCTGGTGCGTTCTTACATAACATGTGGTTCCCTCAGTTTAGGGAAGTAAGAACGAACAATAAACCTAACGGCCCGATGCTATCATTCATCAACAAACACTTTGGCGATTACGATAAGTTCAAAGGTGCTTTTCTTGAGGAAGCGTTGAAGATTGAAGGATCGGGTTGGATTTATCTTGCCCATGATGGCAGTATCAAAACAATCAAAAACCATGAAGTCCGAGATGACATACTGCTTCTTGTTGACTGGTGGGAACACGCATGGATTCTTGATTACGGCAGCGATAAGAAAACATATCTCAAAGAACTCTGGAAGATTATCAACTGGAATGTGATCAATACTCGTTGGGGTAAATCACTGTGAGAGCATCCGATTTTGAAATCCACAACTATACAAAGCTAGACAAAATCCTTCTCAAGCTGTGTGAGATGGTTATTGATGAACATCACAGTGAACCCAAGTTGGATGGTCTTGTCGGCGCAGCAGTACTTGATCCCAAGAACAACATTGTCACTGGTATAAGCACCAAGTCAGGTGACAAGTGGATTCACGCTGAGCGAGAAGCATTAAGCAAATATGAATCCAAATACGGTGAAGTGCCAGAAGGCAGCATTATTGTCACTACACTAAGCCCATGCAATGATAAGATGGATAATCGTTACAGTGAAAGCTGCACTGACTTAATCAATAACAGTCCTGTCAAAAAAGTATACTGTGGGTATATTGATCCAACGCAAACTAACGATCAACGTAAGTTCACTCAGTTGGAGTCTGGCAATAAAAGCGTAAGAGAACTCTGCAAAAAGATTTCTAATATCTTTCTTGAAAAGAAGGATGACTTCATCAAAGAAACACAAGAACTTGACGAGATGCCTCTACCGACTGGTTGGGATGAGAATGAACTCAGTTCAGCTAAATCATTCAAAAGCCGTCTCGCATATGCTCTGCAACGAGCCAAAAGATTAGGCGGGGGATCAGCAAGAGTAGCAATGATCATTGAGTATGAGGGGCGTCCTACCGCTCTTAAAGTTGCCAAAAACGCAAAAGGTATGGCACAGAACCAAGCCGAAGTCAACGTACTTGATGATGGTTATCTCGGTAGACTTCCAATTGTTATTCCGCTTATTGATTATGATCGAAAGAATCCGCAACCAACATGGCTCCAAACTGAACTTGCAAAGAAGGTAAGTTCTGCTAAACTAGCAACTTTACTACATTGCACACACGTTTGGGACTTCACTGAAGCAGTTGAAGCCCTCTTGAATAGAAAAGATCGCTGGCGTGGTCGTGAGCTAGGAGAGATTTTACAAGACCTCAAAGAAGCAGGCAAAACAGAACAAGACCTTGATATTTTTATGGATTATGTTCATGAAGCGGGCGATCTTATCAATAGCTCCACTATTCTTATTGGCGATTTAAATCAAGCAGCCAACTGGGGCGAATATGATGGCAGACCAGTCATTCTCGATTTGGGTTTCACTGAAGAAGTAATGCCACTATATCAACGAAAAGTAAAGAGAGGCTGGGGATGAGAGCAACAGAGTTTATAACTGAAGAACCAATCAAACTCAGTGGCTTTGGACCTTCTGAGAAGACCAAAGCATGGGTGGCTAAAGTTTATGAGAAGTTCCCGGAAAGTCCATTGAGCCGTAGCAATCGCCTGATGACTTTTGGTAAAGGTGATGACATGCAGATTGTGCAGTTTGAACTTACACCTAAACAGGGAAACAAAGTAGAACTAAAATGGATTCAGGCAACGCCTATGCGTGGTGGCGCTGGTTCAAAAGCAATGAAGATATTGCAGGATTTAGCACAACAAGATGGCATCACGCTTACTTTGTTCCCATGGGATAAAGGCGCAGTATCACAAGCTAAGCTAATCAAGTTCTACAAAAAGCACGGTTTTCAGCATATCGGTAAATCCAAGAACATGCAATGGAGCCCGGCTTCCTAATCCTTATTGATAAATACTAACATAAGGATTAGAAATGAGCATCACCGGACAACAAAACATCAACATTGGCTTGCCTAATGAGTCTACAGGAAGTGATTCATTATACACTGCGTTTACCAAAACTCAACAGAACTTCACGAATCTGTTTGCGTGTTCTAGCCCCTTCAGTAGTTTTACTTCAGGAAATGGCATTGGCATCACAGCTAATACTACGACCGGAGTAGTTTCCATAACAAATACTGGTGTTACGCAACTCAATGCTGGTACCGGAATAGTCTTGACCGGAACTACAGGAAACATCACCATTAGCTCTACAAATAGCGGCAATGGAGGCGGTGGAACAGTTACAAGCGTAGGGTTGATACCAGCGTCCACATCAAGATTGACAGTTTCAGGCTCCCCTATCGTTTCTTCTGGTAACATGACTATCGATTTGGTATCATCAGGTGTTACTGCTGGAACATATGTCAATCCCAACGTCACTGTAGATGCGTATGGCAGAATAACTGCCGCGTCGAATGGTGCGTCAGGTGGAACAGTTACGAGCGTAGGATTGAGTCCTGGAGTTGGTATTCAAATCAACGGTGGTCCTGTTACTTCAAGCGGTAACATCACTGTAACAAATACAGGTGTCACTCAACTTACTGCTGGCGCCGGTATCACATTGTCCGGCAGCAATGGGAATGTTACTATTTCAGCTCCAACCTCAAGCGGCACTGTCACTTCAGTAGGTGTTAGCAGCAGTCAGTTAGTTGTCACTAACAGCCCGGTCGTTTCTGCTGGAACAATCGGCATCAATCTTCCTGCAAGTGCTACTTTCTCCGGAAGTTTAACTGCCAACCTTGTTTATCTTGCTGGCGTTGAAAATCTTGCTAATGGTGCAGTAGTAAACTTGTCAGTTGCAGCCAGCTATTTCAGTACAACAACAGCAGCTACTGCTACTCTAGCAGCAGGCACACTTGGACAACTTAAGAATTTCATTATGACTGCGACAACAGGTAATGCAATGGTGATTGCGGTTGCTAATGCAGGGTGGAAGGGTGGAAGCTCCGGTAACGTTTCATTTAATGGTAACGGATACGGATGTTCCTTGCAGTTCGTAAATAGCAATTGGTATTGCATTGGCAACAACGGCGCTACATTCACATAAAAATAGGAATAACAAATGAGCGGAAATTTAACAGGAATCAAAATCACAGCACTCAATAACATTGGGTCCAATATCTCACCTTTATCTTTGATTCCGATCGTTGATACTAGCAACATTTCCAATCCAATCACGGATAAAGCTAACCTGCAAATTGTAGGTAATTTGATTCTTAGTGGTGCAGGTGGTGCTAATTTTAGCCCAGCTAACATAGCTTTGATTTCTCTTTCTGTAGCTAATGCGGCCCAACCAAACATCACTTCAGTTGGCAATCTAACTGGTCTTCGTATCGTAGACGTAAGCACATTGAACATTCCAGGCGGTTATAACGGATATTTTCTTCAAACCGATGGTTCTGGAAATTTGACCTGGGCAATGGGCGGAGGAAGCGGAAACGGTGAAGTAGGAGGATCAAACACCCAAGTTCAGTATAACAATTCAGGTAACTTCGGTGGACATGCTGGATTTACATTTAACAGTACAAGTAATGTACTGAATGTTCCCGGCAATATTATCGTAGGATCAGGTACTACTGGGATCATCAACTGGGACGCCAATTCAATAGGCCTTAGCTCTGACTACGTAAATGACAATACCGGCATTTACCTAGTCAAAAATGCTGAAGTACAAGTATATTCCAACACTAACGTTCAAATTTATTCCGATACCAGCAATAACGGATATCAATGGATTTTCGAACAAAATGGAAACTTAACATTACCTACAAATTCAAGTTCAATCAACTATGCAAATGGTAGTCCATATGGTGTCGGTGGCAATGCAAGCACCGGTAACATCAGATTCACCGGGGACGCAATCTATGACCTTAACGGCATGACTGTAGAAAACGCAGATTTATCGCATGGTGCAACTTCTGCGCTGATTATTCCGACAAACGGAAACACTACTGTACCTGCTCAACTCAACAATATATACGGCAATGTAGTAGTGACTTCGGGTAATACTGCTAACACCTTTACTTTCACGTTTGCCAATGATGGTACACTTTATACTCCAAGCAACGCGGTAGTGGGAGGGACTTCACTTGCTGTAGGCCCAGGTGCCAATACATTGAATTTCGTTAGTTCCACTCTTGTCATCAGCGATAGCGGTACCGCCTACGTACAAGCTGCAATCACCAATGTATCTGATATTGGTTCTGCTGACTGGGCAGCATATGGACATCACGGAAACGATGATGCCGGGTGGGTCGATATGGGCTTTACTAGTTCATTTTTCAGTGACCCTGATTATACCATGACCGGCGCTGGCGATGGTTACGTAATTGTTCAAGGATATTTACCAGGTCAAGCACCTGCTGTTGGGGGAGGAAATTTGATTTTAGCTACCGGCAACACAGGTACTACCAGAGACATAATCTTTGGTACTAATGGTTTTTATACTGGAAACATTTTTGGTAGAATAAGCGACTCTAACAATGCGTTTGAACTTTCTCGTCCCGGAAGTAAAATAAACTTAACCGGAGGTGGAAATATAATTGGTGCAAAGGTAATATCTTCATCAATATCAATCACTATACCGGTCGCAGTTGCAAATTTACCATCTGCCACTACTGCGGGACAGAGAGCATTTGTTAACAATGCTAACTTGGTTGCTGTTGGAAATTTCGGAGCAGTAGTTGGTGCAGGTGGATCGAACATTGTTCCAGTTTATAGCGATGGCACAAACTGGCGCATAGGCTAATACATATGCTTATTAAACCTCCAGTAGTGGACACAGCCCAAGATCCAGGATTGCAACATGGATCTCAGGCAACGGTTACTCCGAATCAAATTAAACCAACGCTCCCAAAATATCATTGGTCCAGAGAACCAGTAGATTCTAGAGATTTCATTTTTTCTGCGCCGGCCCCTTCCTCTACCCCTAACTCAGTTGATTTGAGGCAGTGGTGTTCTCCTATTGATGATCAAGGTAATCTAGGTTCCTGTACCGGCAATGCTATTGCAGGATGCATTGAGTATATGGATAGACGCTACAACAGCAAAGCAACTCAAGTCAGTAGACTCTTTATATACTACTATGAAAGAGTCTTTGAAAACACGGTTAGACAAGACAGTGGCGCATATATTCGTGACGGGATCAAAGTTACATACACGTATGGTGCCCCTCTCGAATCGCTTTGGCCATATAACATTTCTAAATTTGCAACGCAACCCGCATCAGTAGCACTCACTGACGCAGCTAAAAGAAAGGTGATTCGTTACGAATCTGTGCCCAACTTTAGCGCATGTATTACTGCATTGTCTCTAGGCTATCCGGTCGTGATCGGTTTCGATGTTTATAACAGCTTCGAAAGTTCAACGGTGGCTAACACCGGAATGATGCCATATCCTAATGTATCCAAAGAGAAATTACTAGGTGGCCACTGCGTGTTGCTGGTAGGCTATAACAACGCAACACAACGATTTATTGCCAGAAATTCTTGGGGTCCAAATTGGGGAGCCGGAGGCTATTTCTTTATGCCATACCAAGTCATTCAAAACACATCGATGTCAAGTGATTTTTGGGTCATCATGTCTGTCAATGACCCAGCGTAAAGGCCCCCGAAGGGGCCTTTACTCAATCACGTGGAAGTTCGTCTACTTCTTTAAGTAGAACCAAAACATCTTCTAGGGTGTTGCACACCAGCTTAACAGTACCCCATTCATCAGTGGCGTCCCGGCCACCAACTTCTACAAGATACGCATTGTCATAGAAGTAGACAGTAAGGTGATCGTTGACCTTAGTCAGCTTGTCAGCAACTTTGATAATCGGAGCCTTAGCCATTTACAGCATCCAAAATATCATCGACCGTAGTGATACGAGGGCGAGCCTTGATTGCGTCGAGAGAGATAGAAGGCTTGACCTTCACATTGCCCTTAGCCGACTCCTTGATCTTGTCCTCAAGTGCATCGCTGATCGTTGCCTGATCATCAGGTGATTGAAACTCCGGGCAAGTCAGCATATACTTGAGAGCGTCAATCTTATTCATTTCAGTGGGAAGTTCAATGAAGTCGGTGCGAGTGGCGCCGCCCTTAGTGAACTGCTTGATACGACGAACCATGTCATCAGTAAAACGTACTTTGGCATTTCCATTGTGGACTGTAATGCCCACGACCTTGAAAGTCTGAGTAGTCATATTTTCTCCTAAGAGAGATAAGTTACGTGCGTTATTGCACAGTCTTAATCTAGCAAAAACGGACTAAAAAGTCAAGCCCTTTTTTACGGAACCTTAGCACCACATTCGGAAATCATATTTTCGCGGCCCCAAGTAGCGCGGACCTGCTCAGTTGCGATGAACGGATTCGGTGCCTCAACAATGATCTTGATCATGTTTCCGCGAGAATCCTTAACAAAAAACCAATACTTATTCATTTTACTTTCCTTTCTTACTTAGTAACGATGTAGGGCTTATTCCAATTGCCCAGATTGATGTCAATATAATGACTGACACAGAAGTAATCAATCATAGCATCCGAATGATCATAAAATTCCGGACCCTTCATCGCAGCAATGACTTCTGCGAGAAACTTCTTGGCCTTACCGGTGTAGTGTTCGTGTGCCCAGTAAGTGTTGACCTGATAGTGATATTCGCCGGAAGTAGAATCCTTGGCGAAGTCGATCTTGCCCGACTTGATGTTGAGAACGAGAGTAGAGTGATGACGAACAGCAAGCGTACCCTTGATACCGTACTTCTTGCAGATAGCCTTGATCGCGGGTGCCAGTTCCTGCTTGTGCTGCTGCGACATATAAGCCATTTAACATCTCCTAACAACTGCTCTCTTGATATATTAGTTGTATCAAAAACGGGTACCCATGTCAACTGAAAAATAGCCATTTTGTGAAAAAAGATAAATAAGTGTGAGTCACGGGACTGCAATCCCTACTCACTCTAATGTTGTAAAGGAACATCAGCAATGACTATTTACTCAAATAATAACCCGCCGGAAGGTTTCTACGTCTACTTATATCTTAGGAATGACGGAACACCTTATTATGTCGGTAAAGGATCCGGTAACCGAGCCTGGAACAAAGGAAGAGGTGAGATTTATCCGCCCCCGAATACCGAACGAATCATCATAGCTATCTCCGGTCTCACTGAACTGTGGTCGCTTGCTATGGAGCGATGGTATATAAGATGGTATGGACGTAAGGACTTAGGAGCTGGAATATTAAGAAACAAGACCGATGGTGGTGATGGCGCCTCCGGTGCGAAAAGATCAAATGAAACATTAGTAAAAATGTCTTTGGCACAAAAAGGAAGAGAAAATGCCTGGTGCACGAAAGAAGTAACAGTCAATGGCATCAAGTATTCATCTGTTAAAAACGCTTGCCGTGAGTTAAACTGCACATGGAACGAACTCAAACATATTGAACGCGGTAACGCTCATAAAATCAGGAAGCGTGTAGTTGGACCAGACGGAACAATCTATAAAACCAAGGCTTGTGCTGCAAAACAATACCGAGTCACGGGAGTGACGATAAAATACTGGTGTGATAGAAATCAACACGGGTGGAGCTATCAACCCGGTATGTGCATTACCTCGTAATCACGCGGCCCAGAAATCGTCAATATCAACGCCCTTTAGTTCTGTAGACATCTTCTGTTTCCTTGGTCATCAGTCTGCGTGTTTTTTAATGGACATACCTGTTTTGACCAGTTTCTTGGCACGTTTGAGAATAATCAATGCTTCATCATCACCAAAATTAGTGACCAACCAAAGGATATAAGTAGCCATTCGATCATATTGTGTTTCGAGGTCTTCGACGTCAACTCCTTGCACAATCTTATCCACAAGTTCAGTGGTTGAGTTGGCAAGATCGCAATCTTCTTGAGTCATTGTGTGTCTCCTTGCTATGAATTTTTGTAACAGAATGGGTAATCAGTGTCAACCAGAAATTACCGGGTCCACATATCATCGATATCGATCACATAGACCTTACCAGTAGCCGACTTGACGCGCACCTTGAAGGGGCCAGCGTACTTGACAAACTTGCCGTTTTCCTCGTCAAGAGTTTCGGGATTGATAAAAGTGACAGACATTTTAGAATTCCCTTTGTTCGTTTTGATGAGTGATTAATATGCCCAAAACATTAGGCTGTCAACCAAAAAATCAAACAAAGTTGAATTTTTTCTTCAATGCCAAGTGACCATTATAGGCGTCCGGAATGTTATTGTACGATTCCAGATGATCCATATGCTCGAACTCGCCATCCTTAGTGAGCGAGACCATTGCGCTTGCAAAGGGCATCTTGCCCTCAGCATCACTTTCAAGCAGAATGTCTTTCACCGCAAAAGTAACCAAAGCAATAGTGTTATTGTCGGCTGGGCCACAAGAAAAGAACATAAAGGAAATCCCTTCGCTTCAAACTATAATGTTATTTATAGACTTGAAACGAAGGGAAGTCAAATGGATTTATCCAAATTATGCGTTTCTCACATAAAAAATATGAGCACCGATTTGTGCGAGACGAGTAACATGTTTCCAATGCGGATGAACGTAGTCAGCATGATAGAACAAAACGTTCTCCATGCCTTTGATTCTTTTTCCTTCATCTAAAACTTGTTGCGCGATTCGCATACTTTCATTCCACTGTTCTCCTGAAGGGTGACTCCATCTTAGGTGTCTATTGTTTGCCCATGAGAATTGATTTGCTGCAAAGACGACACTACACACGTTTCCGGAAAATCTCGGATCCTTCATGCGATTGACTGTTACTTCGGCAACAGCCATTTTGCCCTTTGCAGACTGATTGCCTGCTTCGTGGAATATGTTTTTTGCAAGACAGAATAGGTCGGTCTTATTGTGTCGGACCTTTTCTGGGGTTTCTACTACAGCCAAAAACTTTGCATGTTTATATGCGTTATGTAGTTGTTGTTCTTTTGTTAGTACCGGCGCGATCTTAGGTGCTGCCGGCTGAGTTGGCTGCTGTATTGTTGTTGCAGTGGTTGGTCTAATTATTAAAGACTCAAGCTTTGGTTGCAACTCTAGGTATTGCCAGATAAAAACTATGGAAAGTACGGCAAATAAAACTTTCCAAGACTCGTTCATCAAACGTTGTTGTGAACTGTACATTGTATTTCCTTAATTGGGCCGCTCCACGATTCTCCTAGTATGTCGCTGTATGATGAATCATTCAGCACTAGGTAATCTGCTAAAGTAGCACTTCCGCCGATATGTAGAAAGGAAAAAGCCGTATATATACGGCTTTGTATACATCCTTGCCAATCTATCGCGCAGCAACTAACTGAAATATTTCCAGTTAACTTGAAAGCAACGCCTTCATTTTATGACAGTTTTTCAACTGACATAGTATTTAAGTGGGTACTCCCTCTTAAAAATACTTCTATTTTGTGTGTTTAACTCACTTCATCGCAAATGATACACTCTTCACCGACTTTAGAGTGAAGCTTCTCCACGCTTTTGCCTCTAGATCATACACCGCAATGGTATGTTCAGATTGCTTACGAGGAGCCTTATCTTCCTTGATTTCTTTCTTAGGAAGGAGACTTGGCTTCAACGTGCATTCCATTACACGTTCAGTTCCGTCCTTCTTGGTGAAGGTGATTGTGACCTTGGTGTTATAGAGCGAGTTGATGATCCAGTTTTTGAAACATTCCCACTGAATAGAATCCCAGTCTTCCATTGGTTGAGTGATATCCTCAGTAGCCTTAGTGATGCTAAAGGTACCATTTTGGTTGTCGGTGAAGTTTACCATATCACCTTCCTTCACTCCGATATATTCGAGGATTTCATTGCTCAGAGGAAGAACGACATCTCCGGTCTCCGAGTCCTGCTCAAGGATAACAGTGTATGTAGTCATAGTATATTCCTATCGTTTCAGTAGATATGCAGTTAGAGTTGGACCATCCAACTTCACTGCATCATGTGGGTATTTTTGCACAGCCCATCTGGACAATCCCTTGATCCGAAGCATCTTAGGGTTGAGTTTTTCAATTGTCCCAACCCTAAGAGCATTCGATTCTGGATAGGCAACATAGTCACCCACAGCCAGTAAGTTCCCAAGTATATCACGATGCTCGGGAATCACCTGTTCCTTCTTCACTTTGGTCATCGTGGCTTACCCGGCTTACGAATACCAAGAGTACGGCGTTCAGTTGCACTTAGGCGATTCCAAACACGCATCTTGATTTCATACTCTGCCATCTTCTGCCTGCGTTCTTCGACCTTAGCTGTAGCAGTCTTGACCAAATCACCCCACCAATCACGGGCTTCTTCGTCACGAAGGAAGAAGAACGTTGCATAACCAGACTTGACAAGTTCAACCATAGCCTTTTTGGCTAGACGTTCGCTCTTGACATAGTATGATCCCCGCTTATCAGTTCCCTTTAGGATTTCGTCATAGACTTCCTGAGAGATAATGGTTTCACCATCTTCGTCACGCATTTACTTTACTCCGTTCAACTTCGCTAATAAGCGCACCAAGAAAAATGTTCGTTGCAAACTCGATGCCGTCTTCACGATCACGAGAATGCTCTACCACAGAAATGATCTGCCGAACAATCCACTCTGCATCTTCCTTAGTCACCGCTTCTTACTCTTAGAAACCTTGTTCAGTCCAAATGCTTCCAGTTCTTCCGGAGTCAGTCTGGACATGATTTCAGCTTTTGCTGCTTCCTTAGCAGCCTTCGCTTCTTCGGCTTTCTGCTTACGAGCAGCTTCGAGAATAGCAGCCTTAGCAGCCTTCTCTTCGCGGGTCTTCATGTCGTTGTAGAAAACACGAACAGAAGTATTACGCTTGATCAGTTGCTCAATGGTATGACCCTTCTCAAGTGCATTAAGTGTAGCTTCTGCAACCTTGATTGCCTTATCACGTTCTTCCTGATTAACCCAAGTCACTTCTTTTTCCTTTACATCACATTCTAACCATTTGGATTCATCAAAATCAATCCAATTATTTGTGCGGATGAGACTTACTATCTTTTTATATGTTTGATGAAGTTCACCAATATCCCAATAATCATCACCCATTCATGCCTCCAACCGCTCTTTCAGTTCGAGATAGAACATCTGATACTTCGCCATACGAGCGAGGTCCTTTTCAGTGATACCCTTGAGGCGACGAATATCAGTATTGTGCCGAAGATCAGCCATCTTGACGATCATTGCATCACGATTGGAAAACACAACCTGCTTGTATTCATCGTAGGTCTGACCGGGAATCTTAGTGAGTGCCCGAATACCTTCGATGACACGTTCAGACATTCCCTGTTCACGAAGGTCCTGATACGTAATGTTGGTGTCTTCAACTACATCATGACCAAGAGCAATGCATTGAATCTCTTCATCATTGCTCTTGGTATAATGCATCACCTTCAAGGGGTGCAGAATATAAGGCGCTCCGCCCTTATCGAACTGGCCGTGATGAGCGGTAGTAGCGATATGCAGCATGTTAGCAAGCATCGTGCCCTTTTTCATATTCTGTTCCTTCTGTTTCATGCGTATAGAATAACAGAGGGATTACCCCGTGTCAACCTCTTTTTAGCCAGGTCCGTGACCATTACCCCAGCCATCACCCTTAGCAGGTTGATATCCAGTTTCTTCCCAACGCTTCTGAATACGAGTTTCGACTTCCTCGAAAGACAGAGGCTCATAGTTGGTGTGTTCAACCGAGACACAAAGGTAGCGGGGATCAGGTTCACGCGCCAGCGTATTCATGGCATTTAGTGGACGCCACTGCACCTCATTCGCATGAAGGTGCCCATGCACATTGACACGGAATCGACCAGACACACAATCAGGGTGCAGCGGAATATGGCTCAGAATGAACTGATCCACAAACACCCGAACGCCATACAGAGTATCAAAGCCAACATCACGGTAATCCTGATTCTTAAAGATATCGTGATTGCCAAGAATAAGACGCTTCTTACCGTTCAGACGCTTGACATGATGCAAAGACTTGCGATTGATCACCACATCGCCCAGATGATAAACGGTGTCATTAGGGCCAACCTTAGCGTTCCAACGCTCTACCATCGTTTCGTCCATTTCCTCAGTGGAAGTGAACGGGCGAAGAGGCTCGCCGTTGGGCAGCTTGAACTTTTCCCAACTGTTGGTGTGACCAAAGTGTGTGTCACTGATTACAAAACGATTTCCCATTTCTATTTCCTTTCAATGTAGAAGACGCTCTACATCAAAGGCGGTAGAGTGTCAAGATTTAATCGTCACTTTTTATTGAAACATTACCGAGTACAGCGACCGTGAACGAGGTCAAAAGAAGCACTAGCAAAAATGTCCCAGCACCATATTCATCTACGAACCAAGCAGTGCTTACTACGATGCCTGACATCAACGCTACCAAACCGAAAAGCGATGCAATAGCTTTGGTGATAGTCCAGATGCCAATGACCCATCTATCACTTATTTCTTTGAGAGAAATAAGAAGATCGTCAAGCTTGGCGAACTCAAGAGTTATTTTTAAGTTTTTCTTCATGAAGGGTAATTTCATCTTTTAGTCTCAGCTTTTCTTTTTTCAACTCAACGACCTTTTCGTCGGGCTGTCTAGTGTGAACCAATGTGTTGATTTCTTGCTGCACCCGATGGTGCTTGTTTTTTAGCTCGTTAAGGTGATGTCTAACTTTATCAGGATTCATGTATTTCCTCTTTTGTTAAAGCCTCTATTAGGCGATATTTTTCAGCAAGATCGTCATACTTGTCATATGACATTGCAGCCAAATCAGGATACTTTGCTTCTAATTGCAGGTCACGTTTGTCAGGTCTCATGCGAAACCAACGTGTATCGTGAAAATGCGGATCGATGTTTTTCTTTCCGGAAAGATAAGGAATTCGTCTATCATGACGGTTTTTATTGTGGTTGAAAGTTAGATATTCTCTAATGAGAATAATTCTACCATCACCCTCGCATGTCTTGCACTTTTCACGAAAAGTAGCATAATCTCGTTTGTGATAGTCAACGAGTTCTTCTCTTTCTATGAAACCAAACCCCTTACATCTATCACAAAGCTCAACTGTGTGTTCGATAACAGTATCGCCTGTGATGATTTCTGGAGTGAGTTCTCTTTGCTTACGTTCGTCCCACGTTTCAGCAATTTTATCAAATTCAGTTTTTTCAGCCATTCTTGCTTATACTATATATGCAAGGTTTAGTCAATCAAAAAGGAAACCACAAAAAAACCGCCAACATTTCTGTCGGCGGCTTATTGATTCTGGAGCGGATGATGGGATTCGAACCCACGACCTTCTCGTTGGCAACGAGAAGCTCTACCACTGAGCTACATCCGCGTTAAAACTTCAAAATCTCTGGGAGACATTCCCGGCAGATTTTTATACTTACATCTGAAATGTGCATATGCACCCGTCAGATGTTTACCTATGTAAAACTCTTTTAACTTCTTATGATAATATACATTCATAAGTTGTACCCGCGTTAAAAATATTTATCTTAGAACTTGTAACCGATGTTAAAAGTTGTCTGCTTACTGATAGTATAATCATCAGTGTAAATGTTTGTTACACTCACGTTGACATGATCAGTTATGTCTAGAACCAGTGAAGCCTTGTTGCGAATGTAATCATGGCTCTTACCATGTTCGATCAGAAACTTCTCGTCAATGTGAGTCTTTGATGTAAACTTGTAACTGGCCCAAATGCTTTCACGAACTACAAATTCATTGAGTCCCTTTGCTTCGGTGATGCCTGCAGATGTTTCAAAACTCAACTTTGCAATATCGTTGTGAATCAGGCGGTATCCATTACCTACACCAATGACAACCTTATCCTTATAAACTCCAAGCTCATTGTGTTCATAGCGGCCTGATGCTTGCAGATAGTTATGCGAGTCTAGATTATAATCTACCTTAGCAAACGAATCAAATTCGTTCTTTAGTAGCATTCCCTTAGTGTCGTTATACGCATAATCTAGGTTCAAATAACGCTGCCATCTGCTATCTGTGTTCTTGTGTTCATAATCAAATGAACCTGCAATCACAGTGTTATCAGAATTTAGGATGTTGCCGCCTATTGTTCCCTGAACAGTGTCTGCCATAGCAGGCGTTGATGCAAATACAGCAGCAAAAAGAATAAGTAGTTTCTTCATCGTAGTTCCTTATATCATTAGAAATACTAGTCCTGCAACAGCCCGGGTCGGGCATTTAACGTCTTTGACAGCAGTTCGTAGTGTATGACTTACATAGCGCCCATATGATTTAGCCTATTTGTTCGCTTGATTTCTCAAGTATGCAAGTTATCTAAATTTGGAGCGGGTAACCGGGTTCGAACCGGTCTCTTTAGCTTGGAAGGCTAAGGCACAACCCCTATACCATACCCGCATTATTTCTTATTTATTATTCTACCCTTCATCCATCCGTCCGGAATAGTATCTGAGACTAGAATCTTTTTATTTTCAATGCCATTAGTAATCCACATAGTGCCATATTGTGAGTTTTTCTCACCCTGTGAATGTCCTATCTTAGCGTAAATCTCTTTCTTTTTTAACCTTACTTGTTCAGTGTTCATCGCTGCGATTCCGGCTTTAGTTGATTCGCGCATACGATTTGTATACTCCATGTCAACATTCCATTTTTTTCTATGCGATGCTTGCCGTCCGGTTTGTGCTGCTTTCTGTAGCTCAGTGAACCAATCAGCGCCGTGTTTCTCTTCCATCTTACGATTTGCAGATTCACGACCTTTTCTCGCTACGTCAGGATTCGAAAATCCATATAGCTTGTTCTTATTTATATAACCGAAACCACCTGTTCCGCCCAAATTAAGGTTATATGTATCGTCTCTACTACAGTATTCTTCGTTAACCAATTCCTTTTCTTTTGCATTCATTTCATGTTCAGTGTCAAACACAAACAAAATCTCTTTAGAAAAGTTCTCAATTCCGTATTTTTTCTTGGCAGCAAGTAATACCTTTCCTGAACCCATGTAACCATCATCTAAATTAGATGTTTCATGTTTCCCTATGTAGGTTTTACCATTTATCAAATTTGTTATTTTATATACAGTGTAAAACATAATACTATTTATATGTTCTCGGAAAAATAGAGAAAGTCTTACACAATTGCTTTTTCTATCTTACCGAGACCCTAAGTTGCGGGGGTCGGATTTGAACCGACGATTTCCGGCTTATGAGACCAGCGAGGACGACCAGACTCCTCTACCCCACGATATTAAACTTTGGAGCGTCAGGTTGGATTCTCACCAACGTCCCCTTACTTTGCAGGCAAGTGCATGAATACTCTGCCACCGACGCATTAAACTATTTTGAAGAACACACTAAAGTTTCAGTCTTTCAACAAGGAAAGCATATCAGTAACTTATTTAATGTCGCAAACTTACGACTCCTTAATGTGTTCATCAAAATAGTCTAATATTATTTAGTCCTATTTCTTTGTGAAGCATGAGATTACTGCTTCTAGTGAGAGCCTTTGAGCCGTACCGAGTCCCTTGCGAGGATCGTTAACCCGTTATCCACTAGAGCCTTTGACGGTCATCTAGTATCTCTCAGTGCTGCCTTTTTTAGAGTCTGGCGTTTGACTCGTCATATCATGCTATTCGACTATCAATCTTCCGCTAGCCTTGCGAGCTATTCGGTTCCGCTAAGAACCTACGTCTTCAATCCAATCAATCACTTCAGCCTTGCGAGCCTCCATGAACCCAATTCACTTTCGCGTCAGGTATTAAGCACCTTTCACATGATACCGTAGCAGTCTTTGCGTTTTGTTTGATTTGCGATCAAAATTAAAAGTTTGGGCAAAAACTGGTAACCTACCAAGATGTGCTGCTCCAGTTGCTCCATACCTTGTTAGATACAGAATACAACACACCTCATGTCTTTTGCCTTGCGGGCTACTCAACCATA